GAATTGTGTGCGTTTATTCGCACGCTATACTAATAGTGATGGGGAGCGTCGTAAGATACCCTCCATTGCATTCGGTTTTGCCCATCAGTATTATTTGGTTAATAGCCATTGTATACCAGAAAACGATTCTTTTACACTCGATATAGTTTTAGAACACGCAGCTAGTGGTTGTTCGCGCAACCTTTCCATAGAAATTTTTAAGCAATCTGATGTTTTTAGATTCTCTGACTGTGATTTGGCTATCCTTTTTATAAGGAATTTGCCACCCGTACCTAATTACGTTAATTTGTTTTCACAAGCTTCCCTCCGTGGAAGTTATAATGGTATGTATGTTGGAAGAACTAGAGATGGTGACCTTTACAAAAATAGTGTTAAAAATTTACAGCTAGTGATGAATTATGGTGCTCGAGATCTTAAAATACGAACCAATGTTTGGTTTGGTACTAGTGAAAAACCCACGGAGTTTGGAGATTGCGGTGCTATAATGGTAGCGCACTCCTCTCGTGGCCCCGTCATTTTAGGAATACATTTTCTTGGTGGTGATGCCATTAATTCTGTTGGTGTTAATAGTGTAACTCAAGAATTCCTTCGCTCCTTTTTAACTGACCAAACTGAACGTGGTGTGTATCATGTTCAATCTGGTTATGTTAGAATGTCTGCCCCTTCTAGCGTTCGCGCCATTATGGCTTTACATCCTAAATCGTGTGTTCGCTTTATTGAGCAAGGTACTATTAACGTTTTTGGCTCCATTAGTGGAGCTCGTGCTAAACCTAAATCTGCTGTTTGTGCTACTGCGATACAAGAGCAAGCTGTTTTGCGTGGCTATACTGTTAAGTATGGCCCACCTTCGATGCATCCTTGGAAACCTCGCTATTTGGCTATGGCAAATTTGGTTTTGCCGTGTACTTCTTGGGACGTTGATGTCTTACGTTGTTGTGCTGATTCTTTTCTTGAAGAAATTTTCTCAATGGTTCCTGCAGATGCTTTTAGTATGGTTCATGAATATGACTTATTAACTGTTGTTAACGGTGCGCCTGGTGTGGCTTTTGTTGATGCTATTAATCGAGATACTTCGGCTGGATTCCCTTGGAATAGAACTAAGCGAAAGTTTATGTTTCCTATAGAGCCTTATGGTGATACTCTTGACCCTGTTATGTTTACTGATGAGATTTTAGATAGAGTTAATGATTGTAGCTCGTGCTACGATCGTGGTGAATTGTATCACCCAGTTTATACGGCTAGTTATAAAGATGAGCCTAGAACTTTTGAGAAAGCTGCTGGGCATAATACTCGCTTATTTACAGGTGCTCCTGTTGAACATACAATTATTGGAAGAACTATTTTTCTTGGTGCTATACGTCTTATTCAGAACTACAATGAAGCCTTCGAATGTGCTGTTGGGATAACGGCTCAATCGCTCCAATGGGAGTGGTTGTATGAGTTATTGACGTACTATAATAAGACACTTGGTATAGCTGGAGACTTTAAGAAATTTGATCAGCGTTTTATGGGACCAATAATCCTATATTTCGCCTTTTATGTTCTAATAGCTTTGCTTAAACGTGCTAAATGTTCCCCCAAAACGATTCAACGTGCTAAATGTTCCCCCA